ACATTTACTGATTTGATATTCGGCTATTATTCAGTCAAAATATATTATAAAACTATAAAAAGTGCATAAATTATTTACATTATTTTTTTATAATATACGTGAATATTTCATATTAAAATTGAAATATTAATTATTTAAAATATTACGAAACTTATATTATAACACCATGGGAATCAAGGATTTCAGCAAAGTATTCAAACCCGCTATTATAAAACCAACCGATTTAAAAAATATGGTGGGTGCATTTGACGCATCAGTAATATTATACCAGAGTGCTTTAGGGATGCAATCGGTTAAAGGTTTAACGGATTCATTGGGCAACCCTACAATTCACATAAATGTTTTGATATTACGAGTTCTAAATTTTATAAAAAACAAGACTGGTCAAATTTGGGTCTTAGATTATCATGAAAAAGGTTATATCTCACCTGATAAAGAAATAGAAACAGCTAAACGACAATTAAAAAAACACAATGCTAAAAAAAAATTATTAGAACTGGAAAATTCTAAGGATGATGATTTATTCTCAGATGAAGATGATGATATCGAGAGAAAAATAAACCAGCAGGAAAAAATATCATTTACTATGAATGATAGTATAGTAAATGATTGTAAATTTATTTTGGAATGTTTAGATATTACTTGGTGCATTTCGCCAAAGGGGATCGAAGCGGAACAATTATGTGCCGAATTAACAACAACCGATGAACTGGATTTTGTATGCGATTTTGTGTATTCCACTGATGTAGACTCATTGTTATATGGCGCTCAGCAATTGGTTAGGTCTATTAAATGCAAAGATAAAAAGGTATTACAGTTATATAATTTAGATAATATCCTTAATTCTAATAAATTGGAAATGGATGATTTATTAAAGATTTCTGTTATACTGGGTAGCGACCATTCTGAAAAAACTCCGGGTGTTGGACCAAAGACTGTTATAAAAAAATATAAAGATATAAAACTCAGTAATACTCAAGAAACTGCATTAAATGTATTTAAGAAACCAATAAACATGTCTAGTATAGTTTTTAGTAATGATTTCGATTCGGTTGAACCGGCTTCTAATAATGATAAAATCATAAAATTATTAGATTGGTTAGAACTTAAAAATTTCAATAGAGAACGAATCAAAAAGCAATTATTAAAAGTTAATGATAAATTAGTAATTTGATTTTGCCATATATAGTCTTAAGAGTTGGGTAGGTGTGACAGACGTTTATTTAGAACCATACAGAATTACCCTTCCCTATAACAAAAGACGTTTTCGTATTTAAAAAATTTAGCTTTTCTGCGTGTATTTCATCTAGTTTTCTCTTCTCTTCTTCTATGATTTTATTGTGTAATAATTCAAGTTCTATTTTTTTAATATATTCAGGCGTTAGTGATTGAACTTCCGTCGTAAACTTCTTTACTATATTACTTAATTCTGTAATTAATTTTTTCTGGCATAGAGTGGAATCAGTTATTATGGAATAAAAGTCTTCTTTATTCGTGTATTTTTTATATTCGTCGTTTATATTTGATACAGCTCTTGAATACCCTTCTTCAAAACTTTTTTCACTTATACTTGGTATAAAACTTCTATTTGTGTAATAAGATTTAATCTTTTTATATATTTCATTTATTTCATCTAAGGCATTTTGTTTTTCCATGGTTTAATATATGATTAGTATTTTTTTTTATTTAATAATATTTAATCAGAAAGTGTATACAAAATTAGCCCATTAGTTCAGAATTTTAACTAATATCGCAGAATTCTTCATAAAAAAAATTGAATTTACTTATTCATTATAAAATTACGATTTGGCGCTTAGCCCTGATGAGCGAATCTAATTGTATTTTTGGGTTTGATGATGATGGAAAAAGCACATCGCTTGATGTTGCGACACACATAGAAATAAATAACAAGGCATTAAAATGCCTTCCAGCATTCCCCAATGCCAAAATTATTACAATGAATAACTGTAAGGTGGATATTATGGTAGTTGATGTAAAAAATATGCCTAATTTTGAAAGCTTAGCTTTCATGAGCTCTGAAGCAAAAACGATTGAATTAGAAGGACTGATTAAAAATATAAACGTGTGCAACTCGACCGTATCTAGTCTGGAAGTCGAAGGACGAATTGACAATATGAGCATATCTAGTAGCAAAGTGCGCTCATTTGAAGTAGGTAGAGAGGACTATGGTTTGATAATGACTATGACTATAACAGATTCTATAATAGGTGGGAAATCATAATCGTTCAACCCATATTTTTTTCAAATGAAAGTAATACGACATAATTTAATACAACAGTGTTATTTGAAAAAAATATATGGGTGTAAAATCACTTATAGTGCGGATTTGTTTACATATATTTTTTGCAAATGAATGAATCGAATAATTAACAATATGTGATTGCTCTTTACTGAAATACCATATATCAAGGAACTTAGAATATTAGAAATAATAATATCTATACGAAATTGCCTAATATATCGGGGTTAAAATGTTTATATTGGTTTAGATTAATTTATCAAATAAAATTCCAAAATATAATAGAGTTTAAAACTATTTGTTATTATTGTTTAATGGTAAAGGAAATTCATATGGATGAAATTGAAAATAGTTAACTGTATAAGATGTCCATTACTAATTAAAATAACTATTATTAAAGTAAAAGAATTTCGATGCAAATGTTCTAAGTGATTAGAATATTGTAATTCATACTTACATCAATAAATTATTAATAATACAAAGATGGTTTAAGACTGTTATTTTAAGGTGCGGAATGTTAAATATCTAAACAGCATTAAAAAAAAATTGATTTTTTGGAGGTATTTTAATTTTCGGAACATGGCGATACAACGTGATAACGGAGCGGTTCGAGGCGGTCGTGGCGGTCCTGAAGGTCGTGGCGGTCCTGAAGGTCGAGGAGGTCCTGAAGGTCGAGGAGGTCGAGGCGGTCGTGGCGGCGTTGTTTATCGGATTCCGGGACGTCCGGGGTTTCAGATTATGGGATTGGAGGTTACGGAAAGAGGGGACGACTTATCTGATGGTGACCCACGCCGTTTTTTCCGGGTATCAAACCCGGGTGGGTCCTTACCCGTCGTTGGAAATAGGGAATACCCGTCTATGGTTGACGCTCTTACAGCAGCTGATCAGGACGACGCACCCAACGTTGAGTGGCTGGGGGTGGAATTATGGATGTCCTCCTTCAGGGGGCATCGCTGCGTAAAAATTTTCACCACTATTGGTTCGAATGTGGTAGTGAACTACAGCGCGTTTATTCGCGCTTTACAAGCTACGAATAACGCGAGCCGTTAGTCGGAGTCGGTAGTTTCCGTAAATGGTCTGGTTGTACCCGGAACACAACTCGCGGAACACACCGCGTCAAAAAATAGGTATCTACACACCTCAGGGCGAGTTATATATGCGAGTGTCGTATATATAATAAGTCTAGTGTAGAGTTTGAGAATAAGTTCTGCAGGCCAGGCGGAATTATAATCAAACAGGGATGTTTTACATTCCGGGGTGTCATGCATCTACGCATGGGTCGTACAACCATAATGTACGATATACTAGGGGCGTATCCCTAGTATATCTTTTTTTATATTCGTAGTTTATATTTGACATATGAATATCATTCGTCAAAACATCTATTTATGTAATAAGATTTAATATATTATTTTTTTGTCTAAAAATAAAAAGAACAACATTTATAAATGATATGAATTCTTTTGAAATATATAAAAATCTTGATAATCCTGATACTGCGATATCGGTTCGAAATATCATAATTAATATTATTAATATGACCGCAGCAAATTATAATATTGACGTTATAAGTAAATGCCCCGTTATATGGGAGCACGACCCTGTGTTATTCATTTCTTTAATGTTTTATAAGAGGTCTATACAAAATAAAGAAGGTGAAAGGCTCATATCTTATACAATGGCGTTATGGTTATTATATAATCATGAAGTAGCATTTAAAAAAAATCACCATACTTTTATTAAAGAAGGATGTTATAGAGATTGTTTAAGTATGGCAAAGATGGCTATTGATAACGGCAATTATAGCGATCATCAAATAATGCTAATATTGAAGCCTATGGCGGATGCATTAATAGATGATACTAATAAAATAAATTCATCGCCACGACCCAATAAATTAAATATTTCATTAGCATCAAAATGGGCACCCAGAAAAAATAAATCATTTACAATGACTATATTTTATCTTAAAAAATTATGCAATATAAAAGGTAAAAACTCGGATATGTTATGGCGTAAGTATATACAAAATATATCAAAAAATTATAAACCTACTATAGAACATTTACTGAGTTCTAAACAATATGATATGATTGATTTTAACGATGTTCCTAAAAAGGCGTTTAATTTATATAAGAATACATTTAATAAAATCCCAGAATTACATGATAAATATACAAATTTTCTGAATAACATTAATTGTAATACTTGTAATATTACAACTGGGTCAAAAATAAATACAAGTACTACAAGTACTATTATCGGCTCAATCATAATTACAAAATACGTAGAATCAAATTTTGGTTTAATCAATAGAGATGATATTCTAGAAACTCAATGGAATCGCGTAATAAATAATATTACGAATACTAGCGATAATTATTTTATTCCTGTGATAGATATGTCTGGTTATATGTGCGACTGTTCGTATATCAGCATAGCAATGTATATAGCGATTATTACTTCAAATTTTAATAAAGCATTGTATCAAAAACATATTACATTTAGCACTTCGCCGAATATTTCAGAAATTAATGGTGATAATTTGTGTGATAAAATAAATTCAATTTATAAAAATATTACAGAAAATGAAAATAACGGGGGTGATAGAAACGGTATTAATATATATAATACATACAAATGCTTATTAGATTACATTATCGATAATAATATAACCCCCGAAATTGTATCTAAAATTAACCTGTTAGTTATATCTAATACTATACTTGATTTTGAAAATATGACTGTCGGAAATTATTCGCAATCGGTATGCGATAACATCAGCGAACAATACTTAGAAAATAATTATACAATTCCAAAATTAATTTATTGGAATTTAAATGGCACTTTTAATTGTAGTAAGTATATGGTCAATAATATCAGTATCGACTTGATTACGGGATTTGATGATGATTTTATTGACGGGTTTTTAAATACTGGGAATATTGATAATACACATTTCTTAAGAATATCAAAATTCCGACCACTTGTAACGTTATAAAAATGAAAATATATTAATATATTATTTCAAAATGTGCATTATATGTTCTGGAAATGCGATAAAAACTAATAAATTATATATACGATGTGATAGAATTACTGAAATTCCAAATATACCATCTTTAAAAAAATTAGAATGCTTTAATTGCAGGTCTCTTGTAAAAATTAATGCATTACATCTTACTAAACTGTGTTTGATACAATGCCCAAAAATCGAAGTTATACCTAATATTGTAAGTTTAAAATCATTAAAAATTAATACATGTGAAAAGGTCAATCAAATATATAATATAAAGGGCCTTAATTATTTAGAATGTGTAATATGTGATAATATTAAATCTATACCAAAATTCGAATTTTTAGAAATGCTATTTATTTGCAATACATCTATAAGAATCATTCCAAATATACAAAGTCTCAAGAATTTACATTTTATTGGTAGTAATATAATATTACCCAATATAACAGGGCTTAAACAAATATGTGTTGAAAGATGTTATGATAAACTAATAATACCAAATATTGATAATCTTGAAACATTAACATTAATTAGCTGTCGAGATGTATTTATACCTTATATTTCAGGTCTTAAATATTTATCATTATCTGATTGCGATAGCATTAAACATATATATTATTTTAATGAACTTATTAGTCTTAATATTTTAAATTGCCCCGGAATAAAGAAAATACCTTTATTGCCGAAATTGGAAATATTAGAATTAAATAGCTGTCAGGCTATATCAAATATACCCGATATGAGTTGTATTAAGAGTTTAACATGTATTAATTGCCATCATATACCACACATAACAGGGCTAATATCGCTTGAAAATCTGGAGATTCATAATTGTAAATTAATTAAGCGAATAAGTAATTTTAAAAACATAGAATCTATATATGTATCATCACTAAGTATGTTAACAGAGCTTCCCGACATGTATATAGACCATTTAAAAATAATAAATTGCAAATGGATAAGAAGTTTAGAATATGAAAATAATATTAATCGTTTAATTAAGTTGCAGAAATGGTTCAAGAAGTGTATTTTTATTAAGCGTTTTATAAATATAATACCAAAGTTAATACCATTATTCTATCATCCGGACGCTCATGGTGGATATATTCATAAAAGAGATATGCTATACTGTTTGAGTAATAGATGTTAAAAAAATTGAAATAATAATGGTATTACAAATTCTCGGGATCTGAACTGGAATATGATTCCCCAATTACCCCAATTCTCTCAAATAGGTAATCGCGAGCAAATATGGCGTGGAAAAGGTTCATATAATGGGCAACTTAGAGTAATGCTAAACGGTTTCATTGGCAAAATACCTATCCTTTATAATGCTTGTATAGTATCGATAAACAACTCTGATATTAGAGATATTCCTCATATGCCCATGGTATACAATTTGTCAGTAAGACACTGCCGGAATATATCTGAAATAACATTATCTCTTATGCCTGAACTTCTTGATTTGATGGTAGATCAATGTGATAATTTACTTAAAATAAATGGATATAGATTAAATAAATTATGCATATCCAGTTGCTATAAATTAGATGAAATAAATGTATTTTCTATACACCGCCTAAGTGTAGAAAATTCCCCTGCAACTCGCATATGTGGTTATATTGTATATTTATCACTTACAAATTGTTCGACTGTATCGTTAATCCAAATAACTTTAACCCGTAGTATACATATTGTAAATTGTCCGATTAAAATATTATGTACAGTACCCATATTGCGTCCAGTACTCTTACAGAATTTAATTATAGTCGATTGTAATGAATTAATTAGTATTCCATTATTTCCGTTGGAAAGATTACGGATTGAAAACTGCCTTAATATTGAAACATTACCAGAACCCAAACACGGCCTAAAAAGTTTAATAATAATTAACTGCCCCAAACTTAAAAGTTCAAATGTTTAAGTTGAGTGTTTATTATTTTTTTTTGTTGGGTTTTGTTGGTTTTTAAATGAAAGTAAAAAA